GGTCGGGGAGGGGGCGCCCACCGGCGAACGCCGTTCGCCACCCGCCGGCGGCGCCGCCGAAAACGACGAGGACGACGACGAGGCCCGCATCCCGGCGGTCCGGATATTCGTCGACGGGGCCTTCTACCGCGACGGCTCCCGCTGGCCGGTCAAGTTGCTGGTCGTGGCGGACGCCGACCGCGACACCCGCCGCACCGGCTACATCCGGGCCGACCTGGTCAAGGCGACATATGACGAGGAGTCCGGCGATGGCTGACAAGACCTCGCTGATCCGCCAGATAAGGTTTCTCATCGCCGAGAAGATGATCGGCTGGTCACTCGACATCATGCCGGACAGCGATACCAAGACGATATGGGCAATTCATGTTCGGCAGTTCATGCGCGGCCATATACGCCGGACACTGGAGCAAAGGGAATGACCTACGAACAAGCCGCGATCGCCGGCCCGCTGCTGAACAGCTACGCGCATTCATATCTCGGATTGCCCTACAATTCTGTCCTGACCACCGGCGCCATGAAGGACGACCAGTGGTTTTTGATCGTCGCGCGGGCAGGACATGGCGCCGAGACCGTTGACAGCTTCGATGAGGCGAAGCGACTGATCGACGAGTTGATCCAGTGACTGCGCCGCTCGACGTCCTGTGCGGCAAGATGGTCGCCCTGTCGATCCGCCAGCCCTGGGCGCACCGCATACTGTTCGAGGGCAAGGATATCGAGAACCGGTCCTGGGCAACGCGGTTTCGCGGGCCGGTCCTGATCCATGCCGGCAAGGCGGTCGACGCCGACGACCGCGAGAGCGTGACGCCGGACATGCGGCGCGGCGGCATCGTCGGCCTGGTCGAGATCGTCGATTGTGTCGCCGACAGCGACAGCGAATGGTTTTTCGGCCGCTACGGCTTCGTACTACGCAACCCGGTGCCGCTGCAATTCGTGCCGTGCAAGGGCCGCCTCGGATTCTTCCGGCCCGATATCGAGCCGATCGCGCTGGAGGTGACGAAATGACCTGCCCGCACCGTAACCCGCGATTCTGCCCGCTCTATGTGGCGTGTCACGATCCGCTGGCCTGCGGCTTGGGCTGCGACGACGGCCGGATGGGCGAGGGCGGGTGCGCCGCCGACCGGGGCCTGGATTACGACATGGCGGTCGCCCGGCTGCACGCCGCCCGGCCCCGGATCGTGGCGGTTTGCGAGTTCAACGCGGCCGCCCAGGCCGGCCGCGACCAGCGCGCCCGGAATTTGCGGCTGAATGGAGTGCATTGACATGACCGCCCCCGACCCGCGCCCCTACACCGTCGCCGCCCTGGCCGCGCGCTGGGATTGTTCCGACCAGCATATCCGCGACATGATCCACCGCAAGGAACTCGGTTGCTTCCGCGTCGGCAAGCTGATTAGGATAGCGCCTGGCGAAGTGGAGCGGATCGAATGCGGCTCAAACTCTACCGCGGAAGCTGGTACGCCGTCTGGGCCGACGACGCCGGCACCCGGCGCGCGGCGCTCCGCACCAAGGATCGTGGCCTTGCCGAACAACGCCTCGCGGACCTGATCCGATGCCCAGCCGGCGAGACCGTCGCCGATTTCCATACAGCCTATATCGAGGACCTGGCCGCCCGCAACAAGCCGACGGCGCGCGCCGCATACGCCTGGAAGGCGCTGGGCCGGACCTTCGGGGCGTTGCGCCCCGACCAGGTCGATGCCGCCCGGTGCCGCGCCTATGCGGCCGAGCGCCGGCTGATCGGCCGGTCGGACGGCACCATCGCCAAGGAACTCGGCTGCCTGCGCGCGGCCCTGCGCGGCACCGCGGCGCGGGTCGAGCTGCCGCCGCGGCCGCCGGCGCGCGACCGGCGCCTGACCAGGGCCGAATACCGGCGGCTGCGGCTGGCGGCGAAGCCGGTCTTCCACATCTATCTGTTCATCGTGCTGGGATTGTCGACCGCCGGCCGGCGCCAGGCGCTGCTGGATCTGACCTGGGACCGCGTCGATTTCGGCCGCGGCCTGATCTATCTCTACGGCGGGGGAAAGGGCAAGGGCCGGGCGACCGTGCCGATGGCGCGCAACGCCCGGCGCGTGCTGGCCCTGGCGTTCCGGATGCGGTCGACGCGGTTCGTCATCGAATATGCCGGCCGGCCGGTCGGGTCGGTCAAGAAGGGGTTCGCCGCCGCCTGCGACCGGGCAGGGCTGGAGGGGGTGACGCCGCATGTGCTGCGCCATACGGCTGCGTCCTGGATGGCCGAGGGCGGGATTTCCATGGCGGAGATCGCGCAGTTCCTCGGCCATTCGGACTCGCGCATCACCGAGCGGATCTACGCCCGGTTCTCGCCCGACTACCTGCGCCGCGCCGCGAACGCGCTGGACAGGCAGTGCTCTTAGGTTCAAATGAACCGAATGAACCTGTGTTTCATGGTTTGTTCAGGGTCAAACGGGCCAAAACCGCAAACAAAAACAACCATTTATCAATGACTTGGCCCGAGCTCCCTGCCTTCACACGGCAGGGGTCGAGAGTTCAATTCTCTCCGCGCCCACCAATCTTTTCAATAACTTACGGTAATAACGGACAGTTCCCTTTGGTTCAAATGAACCGAATCGGCCGAAAATCCGCACCGCGGCAGGGGTGGCAGGTTCACCGCCCGCCGCGCAGCCCAGCAAAACCGCCGGTTTCCGAAAAATATGGACAGGGGTTTCCGGTTCAAATTGAGCGCCGGGGCAGGAAGTGGTATAAGGAGGGACTGAGATTTACAGTTGGGTGCCAACTCCAGCGATGGAGGCGACGATGAACACGGGCCGGAAACGGTCCACATCCATGCACAGAGGCCCCATCCAGTAGCGAGCCATGCCTGGGGACGTTGCGACGGGCAATCCCCCTCGGTATCGTAAAACAGGTGAGCCGTCGCGCTACGGGGCCGTATCAGAAGGGAGGGGTCATTCTTCGGGATGGCCCCTTCCGCCATCCACACAAAAAAAGGCCCGCGCCGGCTTGAACGCCGGCGCGGGCAGGAACAGGTGGGGCGCGCGACTACATGGGCGGGACGCGACCGGCGTCGCGGGCCGTGATCAGCCGGGCCAGCTTGCCCTCGATCTCGGCATTCAGCGCCGCCCACTCCTCGGGCGTCGGGTCGCGGCCCTCGGCGATGAACAGGCGCAGCCGGGCGGCCAGCAGGTCGAGCGCCTGGCGCGCTTCCGGCAGCATGGTGACGCCGAGCAGGATCGCGTCGATCACCCGGGCGAGCAGGATCAGGTTGCCGTTCATGGCGTGATACTCCTGGATATCAGATAGTTGGACAGCTCGGCCATCAGCAGCCGCGCCGTCGCCGCCCTGCCGGCCGCGCTGGCGTCGCCGGCCTGCACCGCGGCCTGCGCCAGGTCGAGGGAATCGCCGGCGCGGGTCGCCAAATCGGCGGCCTTGTCGACCACCGCCTGGTCGGAACAGGCGGCGGCCACCGTCGGGCCGCAGCGCGGCTGCTCGGCATAGGCAACCACGGCGTCGAGCAGGATCGAGAATTCGCCCTTGAGCGCGAACACACGCTGCGCCGGGGTCAGTTGGGCCTTTTCGGCGTCGGTCAGGCCGAGCGAGCCGCAGGCCGTCACGATCAGGACCACGGCCAGGGTTGCGAATTTACGCATGGATTTTCTCCGGTGTTGTTGCGATGGATAGTGCCGCCGGTCAGCCGGGCGGCGGGCCGATCAGCCGGCGGAACTGGTCGACGACCTCGCGGATGAACACGCCGAGCGCGCCCAGCAGCACCGCCGCCCAGCCATGCGCCTCGATGCCGGCCAGGGCGGCGACGATCTGGTCGATCAGCGGCCCGGCCAGCAGGGCGGCGATCAGCGGGATCGCCCATTTCGGAATGCGCGGCAGCAGCGATTTCAGGCCGGCGACGGCGATCGGCACCAGCACCGCGACCGCCGGCATGGCGACCGCCGCCAGCAGGCCGGTCAGCACCGTGACCAGATCGCCCCCGGCGGCGTGCTCGGCCGCCCAGGCCGGAAACGCCGCCAGCAGGCCGAAGGCAAGCGCGCAGAACGCGGTCAGCCCGATGCTGACCGCCGCGAGGAGTCGGTTACGCATGGTTAAGTCCTTTCGTGGAAATGCCCGCAGCGTGCGGGGCGGGGTTTTACGGTCGCGCGGCGGGTCCGAACCGCGCCGCCAGCCGGTCGAGGAATTCGGTCGCCCGGTTCATCCAGCCCGAGGCGAACAGCGCCTGGTCGCGGCTTTGCGGCAGGCGGCCGTCGCGCCGGGCGCGGGCGTTGCCGGCGATCAGCCGGCCGTAGAAGCGGATCCGGTATGACGCGAAGCGGATGTTGAGCGCGCGCCCGTCGGCGCCGTTGACCGCGCGCAGGGTGATCGGCCCGACATCGCCGTCGACCGCGACCCCGGCCAGCGTCTGCAGCCAGCGCGCGGCGCGGACCGGGCCGTGATTGACCCCGGCGTCGATCACCTGTTCGGCCAGCAGATCGTCGTGGATATCGGCGAAGCCGGGCGCCGCGACATATTTGCGCCAGTAGATCTGCCAGGCCTCCGCGCGCTCGAGCGCCGCCACGTCGTCGCGGGTCACCGGCCGGCCGCGCCAGGCCGCCAGCGCGCCCTGGGTGATGCCGAATTTCGTCGGCCCGCCGCGATCGGCGGCGTGGTCGGTGAATTTGGCGCCGCCCTCGCGCTCGATGATCGCATCGATCATCGCGGCAATCCGCTCGCGCGCCATCACGTATCCTCCCGGCCGTCGGTTTCCAGCAGATGCGCCAGGCCGGCGCGCAGGCGTTCGTGGCGGGCGCGGCAGGCCTCGCGGCTGCGCCGGCAGTGGTCGGGCTCGAGCAAATTGGCGACGCGCCCCAGCAACGCGCAGAAGCGGCAGCCGGCGCGGTCGCAATGGGCGCAGACCGTCTCGCCGCGCAGCGACCCGGGCCAGAACGCGGCGTTGAGCCAGATGCTGGTCGCCACCCCGAGATTCCACAGATAGCCGCCGGCCGCCGCCCGCAGCGCCTTCATCGCGGCAACGGCTGGTAGGTGTAGAACTTCTCCGGCTCGATGCGCACGTAAGCCGCGACCCGTTTGCGCATGCGGTGGAGAATGACCCGCGCGGCGGTATGGGCCGTCAGGGGGCCGCCATCGGCGCGGTTGCCGTACAGATGGTCCACAATCTCGTCGATCGTGGCCATCTTGTGGCGGGCGAGAAACAGGAACACCGCGCGCTCCTGCCCGGTCAGCTGCGCCCGCAGGACGATCTCGTCGGGGGTCACAGCGAACCCCCCGGCTTCACCGGGACGGCCTGCCAGCCGTCGCCCGCGCCCATCACGCAGCTCTGGTCGTTCGGCCAGGTCCACACCCGGGTCCAGGTGCCGGTGACGCCGGACGCGAAGATTTCCAGCAGCACGCCGTCCATCTTCAGGCCGCGATTGACCGGCCGCTCGCCGTAATTCTTTTCCAGCAGCGCCGCGATCTCGTCACGCGGGCCGCAGCCGGACCGGTTGATTTCCGCATGCAGCGGCGAAGCCCAGGCGAAGGCCGCCAGCAGCGCCGCGACCGCGAGGCTCAACCAAAAGGGCGCATCATGACGCGCCCCCGTCCTTGCCGCCGCGCCCGGTCAGGCGCAGGAGCACCAGCGCCTCGATGCCCTTGGGCCCGAGCCAGCCGAGCACCGCCGCCAGCGCCATCGCCGTGCCGGTGGTCAGGCCGAGATATTCCGCCGCCCCGATCGCCACCATCGCCATCAGCACCGCGACGCCGCATTCGAGCAGCAGCATCATGCCGAACGCGGCGCGCTGCCCGGCATGCACCTTGTAGGCATGGAACACCAGCCGCGCGGTCGAGGTCGCCGCCAGCACGGCGCCGGCGGTCTCGCCGGCATCGCGCAGCCAGGCCGGCAGCCCGCTCATCGGACTCGACTCGGGCAGGGGGATTTATCTATGGTTGCAATAGCCATGGCCAGCCTCCGGAGGTTGGTTGTGGTCAGCCTCGGCCGGTAGTGCCATCTGCCGGTCGGGGCGCTGCTCATTTTCAGGGTTGTGGCGGTCCTCGAATGTCTCTATATGTAAGACACCCTATGATAAACGATAACGGCTGGGCCTGTTATGCCAAAGACTGAATCAATCACCTTCCGCGTCGACGCCGAGACAAAGGAAGCCATCGAGAACGCGGCCAGGGAAGACGGCAGGGCCGTTTCCAACCTGCTCGATAGAATCGTCAGCGAATGGCTGCGGCGCCGCCAATCAACCAAGGAGAAAGAAGAATGAAACGGACAATCGGAACCTTCATCCTCGCCGGGCTTCTGGCCCTCCCGCAAATCGCGCTGGCGCAAACCTACGTCGAAATCCGGGCGGGCGGATTGTGGACGGCAACCGATGTGTCGGTATCCTCGCCAGATGCGAACGAAGAAATCAATGGCGCGACTGTCTCGTTTGACACCGGATGGACGGGTGCTATTGCTGTCGGGCGTGACTTTGCCGGTCCGCTGCGCGCGGAAATCGAGTACAGCCACCGGAGCGTGGACGTTGGCGACGTGACCGGGACCATTGCCAATCCCGCGCCGCCGCCCGCGTTCATTCCGTTTACCGGCACGATCAGCGGGTCCGCCGATATCGACGCACTTATGCTCAATGGCTACGTTGACACGCCGATCAGGGGCGGGCCGCTTGGCGTCTATGTCGGCATGGGCGCGGGCGTTGCATTCGTCGATACCACGTTCAACGGCCTCGACAGATCGGACACAAACTTTGCCTTTCAAGGCATGGCCGGCGCGTTCTATGAGGCTTCGCCGGACGTGACAATTACGGCGGGATACAACCTGTTCGTGACCGAGGATGTGTCCCTCGGAAACGGCTCTGTCAATATGACCAATCATAGCGTGCTTGCCGGGCTGCGCTTCAATTTCTGAAATCAAGGGCGGGGCGGCGGTTTGGCTGCCCCGCCTTTATTACACATATCTCCGCGTCATCTGCTCCCGCACATATTCCATTTCCCCCTGCGACAACGCAGTATCCCATGCGGCGCTGGGGCCAACCCTGTTCGTGCCGGTCCGCGTTATAAAAAAACGCGCGTTAGACGTGGGGTTGGTTGTGTTCGTGCTGGCCGTAAACGTGGTGACTGTCCCGTTGACGTTCAGAAAACTGGCGTTCGCGCCGCCCGGCTGGTCATAGGTGACGCCAATAAATATCCATGCTGCGGTGCTTACCGTGTTACTTGATGTAACGCCGTTCCCATTATGAACAAAATGGATAAAGCTGTCTGCCGAGCTTGGGTAGAGATAAAAACCGTCAGTGTCCAGAAGCGAACTGACCGTTGAAAAAAAATTGTCGGTGGCGCCAAAATTATCGAATTTCGCCATAAGGGCGAAGCTAGAGGTCGATCCGGTTTTAACGAAATCGCGATAGACCGGGATTGCGGTTTTTGCCTTGATTTCCTGATTTGTATTCTGAACAACCCAATGCTCATCCGTTTGCGCGCCCGCCGTGCCGGAAAACGACGGATCGCGGGTCGTGGTGCCGTCCGGCCCAAGCCACCAATTATCAGCGGCGGCGGGTGCCAGATCGACGATTGTTTGCGTCGGGTGAGACGGATAACAAGCTGCATCGCCCGGATCGAGGAAGGACTTGAAGTTTGACGAATACACGTTGGAAAGCGCACCGCGTAGCAGTCCGGAACGTAACCCAAACGGCGAATGCAGAACGCTCATCAAGCCCACCCTTTGGTTAGGCTGGCCAGCACGACGCCGCTGGATTCGACAAAATAGGCCAAAACGTCAATGGCGCTTGCAGCGGTGGAAAGGGTCGGCGTGAATCCGCCCTCGAATTTCCAGTTCGCGCCATAGGCCAGCGTCCGCGTGCCCGTCGCATCCTGTTTGATAACGACAATCCCGCCCTGCCCCGCGACCTGATTCGTCGGGTTGTCGAGCGTCCGGTTGCCGGCCAGCGTGACGGTGAAGTTGTTGCCGAGAGACATATCCGTCGCGATGTTCGCCGCGTCGGTCAGGGTGACGACATCGCCGCGCTGCGCCGCGCTCCACCTGTTCGCGCCATCCAGCTTCGGCACCACCGCGCCCGTCATACCGATCGTCTCGACCGCCGCCGTGCCCAGCAGCGTGCCGTCGCGATACGGGACCCAGACCGACCCCACCTTGCTCGCCACATTGATCCAGGCGGTGTTGGCGTTGTCGCGCTGCTTGAGGATGTTGGCGGTGGTGTCCATCCACCACTGGTTCGGCCAGGTCGGCGACGGCGCGGCGGCGCCCGAACTCAGCGTGGCCAGCGCCTGCAGGTTGCTGTTGATATCGGCGCGCACCGTGGCGCCGCCGGCATTGGCGATGGATTGGTCGTCCTGGCTCATTGTCCTGCCTTTCGCGCATCGATCGATTTCAGATACCACTCGGCCCAGGCGACCGCTTCGGCCGGCGCCGGCTTGCCGTTCGCCGCCGCCATGACGAACAGCGCCATCGCCCGCAGCGCGTCCGGCTCCGCCTCGCTCGACGGCTGCGCCGGGCGCAGCGGCAGGAACGCCTCGCCGTCCCAGCGATACTTGCCCGGCGCCAGGTCGCAGCCCTCGGGCACCACGATGCGCCGGTCGGTCGCGCTCGCCGCCGGCCCGGTCTCGTAGCCCGTCAGCAGCCCGCCATCGTCGAGCAGCGCCAGGGTTACCGGCGGATGTTTCTTCGGTTTCTTCGCCATGATCGCTCCTTGAAAAAAAACCCTCTCCCCTGGCGGGAGAGGGCAGGGTGAGGGGGCCGCCCGGCGCCGGGGTCACCGGATATGAAATCCGGTGCCGCTCTCCCGGGGCCATCCCGCCGGGCGGCGTCGAGTGGTCAGATACTTTGTTCCGCCCTTACCCCCAGTTCGGTCACCAGCACGGTGTAGGCCGGATCGCTGGTCGCGAGGTCGACCTTGAACTGGAAGGCGCGGTGTTCGAACTCCGCCGCCACCAGGCGCTGCCACGGCCCCCAGACCGGGCTGCCGGCGGGGTCGTCGTCGGTGACCCGGGTGAACATCCTCACGTCGGCCTCGGCCGCCGTCGCGCCGTCGAAATCCTCCCAGTCGTCGATGTCGTCTGTGCGGGAGTCGATCAGGTCGAGGATGTTGGAGCTCAGCGCCTCGATATGGGCGCGCAGCCGCACCCGCTCGACCGCGCCGAGATCGATGCCGGCGGCGAAGATGTAGGTCCCGCCGGTGGTGATGCCGCCGAAGGTATCGAGGCTGTCGAGCGCGTCGAAATCGGCGATGTCGTCGAACAGCCCGGCCCCGTCCAGCTTCAGCACCCCGTCCGGCGCCGCGGTGCCGCTGTGGGTGCCGGCAAACGCCGCGTGCTCGTCGATCGAGGCGACATCGGCGAAGGCCAGGACCTGCGCCCCGGCGGTCGTCACGCTGACCGCGTTGTCCGACGGCACGAAGCTGGAATCGTAGGCGCGTAGCAGATAACTGCCGGCGATCAGCGGCAGCACGACTTGCGTCGAATCGCCCGGCAGCGGGTCGCTGATCTCCGACGCATTCGCCCAGGTTGCCCCGGCGGTCAGCGGGCTGTGGCGAATGCGGATGCGGCCGCCGATGCGGACGTCGAGGTCGGCCGGCCGTTCCCAGCTCAGCACCGCCAGCGCGCTGATCGCCCCGAGGCGCAAATTCTGGATGTCGGCCGGCGGCGCCAGCAGGCCCAGGGTCTCCTGCTCGAGGATATCCGACCATTGGCTGGTCGCCCCGGTGCGGCCGACCGCCTGGACCCGGAATTCGTAGACATCCGGCGCGATGTCGTCGATCGTAACGAAGGTCTCGACCGTGCGCGGCAGGGCGATCCAGTCGGTCGCGGCGGTCGAGCGGTATTCCGCCGCATAACGCCCGCCGGCGGCGACGAAGCCGTTATCGACCGCCATCCAGCTCAGCGTCGCCCGCGCCTTGACCCCGGCGCCGTCGCGGGTGACGAACAGGGTCTCCGCCAGGCCCAGCCCGGACGGCGCCTCGATGTCCCAGGGCGACGGCAGCAGGGTGTTGGGCGCCGGATCGACCGTGGTCTCCAGGCTGGTGGTCCAGTCGTAGCTGCTCGCATCCGTCTCGCGCAGGCCGAGCCGGCACAGCAGCGCCGGGCCGCCGTCGCCGTCCTCGACCGCGAACTGCCATGTCTCGACATCGAAGACCTTGCCGGCCCAGCCGAAGCGGGTATTGTCCAGCGCCACCCAGTCGCCGGCGGTCAGCGCCAGCGACTTGAGGCTGACGGTCAGCTCCGCCGTGATCTCCTGGCGCATGCGCAGCAGCAGGATGCGCGCCAGCCGCTGGCAGGTCGCCGCCGAATCGGTGGCCGGGAAATCCACCCGGCGGGTCACGGTCTCGCCGTCCAGCGCCGCGAAGGCGGCGCTGCTCACCGTCGGGAAGCTGACCGCCTGGCCGCCGGCATCGGGGGATGCGTATTGCCCCTCGACCGCGTTGAACCGGTCGCGCCGCGCCAGCCGCGTGCGCAGCTTGATCGGGCCGCGCAGATCGCCCTCGTCGAGGGTCAGGGTGGCGACGCGCGCCTCGGCCCCGCCCAGCCGCCACGCGCCCCCGGTCCATACCGCGCGCCCGCCGCTGCCCGACAGCAGCGCCTCGAACGCCGCCTTGCGCGCCACGCTGGCCTCCAGCACCGCACCGCCGGCATAGCGCGCCTCGGCGGTCCGGGTGACCGTGTGGACGCCGGTCCCGGCATCGGTGACCGCGACCGCGGTATCGGCAAGCGCGTCGGCATAACTCGCGGCGAGGCGGAAACCGCCGCCGGAATCCGGCATGACGTAATAGTCGGTCGCCAGAGCCAGCCCGGCCGGCAGTGTCCCGTCGCTCGCCACCTGGACCACATCCCCCCGGCGCCAGCCGATGCGGCGCGGGGTCGTCGCCGCATCGGGCCGGACCAGCCGCCCCGGCGTCGCGGTGGCGGTGAAGTCGTCGGTATGGACGGTGACCAGCGGCGTGTCGTCCTTGCGGTTGCGGGTAATCGTCACGCTCAGCGTGTGCACGCCGCTGCCCGCATCGGTGATGGCGATACCGATTCCCTTGCGCGCGTCCTCGGCCGAGGCCGCCAGCCGGAACACCTCGCGGCGTGCCCCCTCGGCGATCGCATAGTAGACCCGCCCCGCGACCAGCGGCGCCGGCAGCACCCCGGTGGTCGACAAGGTCACCCGGCCCTTGCCGCTGCCGCTGAAGGCCGCGCCGTCGGTCTTGTGGCCCAGCGGGGCGGTGATCGTCGCCCGCTCGAACCAGTCGGCGGCGAATTTGGCGGTGAATGCGTCCTCGATCGGATTGCCGTCGGCGTCGAGGGTCGCGACCGGCACCGCTTCCTCGGCCAGGTTCGCCGCCGCCACCGCGGATGCTGCATGGATCTCGGCGTCCGGCGCACCCAGCCCCCAGTCCGCCGATTGCAGCCACCAGTGCTGCAGCAGCACCATGTTGCGGGTCCAGCGCGTGCCGGCGTCGCGCGGGTCCACCACCGCCAGCCCGCGCATCTCGGCCGAGACGTTCGGAATCCCGGCCGGATAGGCCGCATCGTCGCGCAGCAGCGTCAGATACAGATACGCGATGCCGTCGAGGCGGTGGTCGGCGGTCCATTCCGCGACCTCGGCCACCAGGTCGGCGTCGGCGGCCTGCGGCGCGCCGCCGGGATGTTTGCGGATCCGCAGCTTGCCGGCGAAGCGGCCCTGCGCCACCCAGCCTTCGCTGTCGATCTGATGTGCCAGCACCGGCTCGTCGTCGAGCCACACCGTCGGGATCGCCTCGATGGGCGCGTCATGGGCGTCGCACAGCAGCACCACCAGATGCAGCCGCGTGTCGTTGTCGGTCGTGGTCATATAGGCGATGACCCCGCCGAGCCGGGTCTCGCCGAGCACGATCCGCCGCGCCGCCGCCGCGTCGCGCACGGTGAGCGTGCGCGGGCCGGTGCCCAGCTTCGCCGGATCGACCCGCCCGGCCAGCGCGCTCGACAGCGCGCCCAGCACCAGGGAGACGAAGAACACCTTGGCCGCCAGCGCCAGCCCGCCGACGAAGAACGCGCCGGCGGCGTTGATCGCCGCCGCCGCGATGATCGCCCCCGCCGCCGGCATTCAGCCCGCCTTCGCCAAGGCTATGGCGGACGAGCCGATCTTCCAGGCGCGGGCCACCGGCGACATCGGCAGGAACCGCAGCCCCTCGCGCCCCGGCAGGACGATGCCGTGACCGTAGCGCACCGACAGGGCAGGCCCGTCCGGGGTCTGCGCCAGCACGACATCGCCGCGTTGCGCATAATTCCCGATTGTTTCCGCCCAGCCATGGCGCCGCGCCGCGCTCTCCATCAGCCCGGCCACCCCGCCGCCTCGCCGCACCCGGCCCAGCGCCCCGCGCGCGGTTTTGTACCCGCGCCACGGCTTGCCCGCATCGACGCCGGTGATCGCCTCGACTGCGTCGGCCGCGAACAGGCAGCAGTCATTGCTGCCCCAGGCGAACGCCGTTCGCTGCCGGGCGGCGACGAACGCCGTCAGCCGCGCCGGCCAGTCCTCCAGGCGCTTCACTGCGTTGCGCTCCGGATGCCAGATGCCGGATGCCAGGCATCAGTAAACGCTCGCGACCGCCCCTGATCCCTGATGCCTGGCATCTGTCCTCTGGTCATCTCCAGATCACTTCCCTGTCCTGCAGGCCGGCGACGAATTCCAGGCCGCGGTCGGTCGGGTAGCGGGATTTCTGGTCGGCGTCGGTCCAGACCCCGCCGGGCGGGCGTTCGAGGTCGGCCAGCCGCGATTCGGCCGAGACCCGGATGGTCGCGGTCTCGCCCCCCTCGTCGATCTCCATCACGTCGAGCCGACCCGAGAACACCGGGATGGGGTCGGCGATCACCGCGTCGGCGGCATCGAACAGCCCCAGCCACATGGTCACCGGCCGGCCCTGGTAATCCTCGTCGAGCGCCAGCGCCACCAGCGCCGAGTCGATGCCGCTGAGCACGAAATTCGCCCCCGGCGCCGCCACGACCTGGGTCTCGCCGCCCGGCTCGATGCGCAGCAGCGATCCCGACCCGGTCCAGACCTCGCCGTTCCAGGCGAGGTCGCCCAGCCCGCTCCACAGCCGCAGGGTGCCTGAGTCGAACAGCGCCTCGATCAGCAGCAGCGGTTTCTGGTCGCGCGCCTCGGCCGCCGCCTGCATCGCCGCCGTTACGCTTCGGCTCATCGCCTCGCTCCACTTCAGGTATCAGAGATCAGGCATCAGGCATCGGAGTCAGGGCGACGGGATATCTTCTGATCCCTGATGCCTGGCCTCTGGCATCTGGCGATTTGAACTGCGTTCAAATCGCCTCCACCGCCGCCAGCGAGATGCCGTAGAACAGCGCCTCGTTCTTGTCCCAGCCGTCGTCATTGCCGGTCAGCCGGAACAGCCCCTGCGCATTGGCGGTAACGACCCCCGCCCCGTCGGCCGGCGATTCGCGCAGCCGCGGCCAGATGTCGAGGCTGGCCAGCCCGGCGCCGTCGGCGCTGGCGTCGGCCGCGATCTCGTAGAGCCGCGCGGTCAGGCCGCTGCCGATCTGGATCCGGTCGCCGGCCAGCAGCACCCCGCTCTGCGACGCGGTCCAGCCCCGCGTCGCCAGCACCTTGCCGGTCTGCCCGGCGCCGTCGACCACCGGCGTGCCGGCGGCGGAGCCGAGCGGCGCCGCCTCGGTCGGATCGCCGAGCAGGAACGTGCCCTGCATGCCGTTCAGGGCCAGCAGGAAGCCGCGCCACGGCCCGGCGGCGGCGCGTTTCATCTTCGGCAGGGTCAACGCCGCGGTCCAGATTTCGCCCGGATGCGTCTGGATCGTCTGCGCCCCGGTGAACGGGGAGGCGGTCGCCGCGACCACCGAATTCCTGGTGATTTTCACCGCGCGGAACCCCGGCGCCGCCGGCGGGGTCAGGGGATAGACAATGGTCATCAGGCGAGGCCGCGGCGCTGCACATCGACCACCGCGTCGACCGCGCGCTGCTCGATCGAGCCGTTGATCCGGTCCACCATGCGCTCCAGCCGGGCCACCGCCTCGACGCTGGCGCCGCGCATGTCGACCACGAAATTATTGACCGTGCCGCCGCCCGAACCCGCGCCGCGCCGCTGCTGCGCCGCCGTCTCGACCGTCACCCGCTCGCCCCGGGTCAGGTCCATCGACACCCGGTTGGCATCGGTGCCGCCGCGCCCTTGAACCGTGAACTGGCCGCCATGGGCGAAGCCGCCGCCGGGGATCCCCGCCGCCGCCGCGTCCGGCACCGGCCCGGCGCCGCCGGTGAAGAAACTGCCCGCCGCCGCGCTCAGGAAATCGCCCAGCGGGTTGGTGACGAATTGCCGGGTCAGCAGCCGCAGCAGGTCGTTGGCCAGGTTCCGCACCACGTCGCGCAGCTTCTCGCCCTCCAGGACAGCCTCCCCGAAGGCGCGGGCGGCGGCGCTGCCGGCCTCGTCGAATGCCGCCTTGTTGCGCTTCGCCGCATCCGTCGTATCGTCGGTCGCTTCCGCCAGGCGCCGGGCGGACCGAACCTCCGCGGTGTCGCCGGCGGCCCCGGTCGAGGTTTGGGCGACCGGCGCCTTGAACAGCGCGGCGCGCGCCGCCGCCTCCTTCTCGCGGGTCGCGATCAACCGTTCCAGTTCGTCGCGCTGATCGCGCAGCGCCAGCAGTTCTTCCTTGCGCTGTGCCAGTTCTTCGTCGGTCAGGGTCTTCAGGTCCTCGCGCGACATCATCATGCCGACCAGGGTCGCGTCGAGCGACTTCAATTCGCGCTGCAACCCCTGCAGCCCGAGCGCATCGACCCCGATGACCGCCTTGATGATGCGGTCGACAAAGGCCGATATTTTCGGGGCGGCGCGGGCAAAGGCGAGGCCGAGCTGTTCGATCGACGGCGCCAGTTGCAGGAACACGCGCTGGAACGCGACGCCGACGATGCGCTTCATACGCTCCAGCTGATCGTTCGCGGCCTCGGCCTGGCGCACCATGGACTCGTCCAGCACGATGCCGAGATTGCGCGCCTCCTGGCGCAGTTCAGCTACCCCGGCCGATCCCCTGCGCATCAGGTTGACCAGCGCCGCGCCTTCCGAATCGAAGGCCTTGAACGACAGACGCAGCTGTTCCTGCTGCGATGACGCATTGGCGACCGCGTCGGCGTAATCGTCGAGCACGTCCTCAAGCGCCCGCGCCTTGCCCTGGGCGTCGACCACGTCGATATTGTAGGCCTTCAGCGTATCGCGCAACTCGCCCTGGCCGCGCGCCGCCTCACCGACCCGGCGGCTGAACCGCTGCATCGCCATGTCGAGGGTCTTCTGCGCCACCCCGGTCTGCTCGGCGGCGAAGCGGTATTCCTGCAGCGCCTCCACGCCCAGCCCGACCTTGTCGGCCGCCTTGCCGATCGCGTCGGCCGATTCGATCGACCGCTTGGTGAGCAACGCCAGGCCGCCGACACCGACACCGGCGGCAATGCCGACAGCGAAGGCGCTGATACGTCTGGTCAGCCCGGCAAACCCGCGGTCGAGCGCCGCCAGCCCGCGATTCATCCGGGTCGCACTGGAATCGACGGCGCGGCGCGCCTTGCCCATATCGGCGGCAAACGCCGCCGAATTGGCGCGCAGATCGACCGAGAGGGCGCCTACCGTGGTTGCCATGGATTATAACTCCCATTCTCGACAGGACCGCGCCGGCCGGGTTATAGTTGCTTAACGGAGTCCTCGATATGGAACTGATGCTCGCGGTTATCCTCGTCGCCGTCTATTTTCTGCCTGCCATCGTCGCCGTCATCCGGCGGCATCATCAGGGCACGGCGATATTCTTCCTCGATTTCCTGCTCGGCTGGACCCTGCTCGGCTGGGTCGCCGCTTTCGTCTGGTCGGTCACGGCGACGGCAGCGGCGCCCCCGTCGGTTTATGATGAAACCGGAACCCTCGCGGCGGCCGATGTCGCGACCAAGATCTGCCCGGACTGCGCCGAGACCGTAAGGGCGGCGGCCCGGATATGCCGCTTCTGTCAGCATGACTTCGAGGCAGATATCAGCGCCGACGCGGCGCGTTGACCTTATCCAGGTTCTCCAGCGCCAGGCGCTCCAGTGACGCCTGCACGTCGTCTTCCGGCGTGGTCGCCGGCGCCGGTGCCGTCGGGGTTTCATCCTCGCGCGCCTCGAGCAGAAACAGCGCCCGGTATTCCGCGATCTCGCGCGATGTCATGCGGCGCAGCATCTCACCGACCGGAATGCCCAGCCGCAGCGACAGCGCCAGCGCGAAGCGCCGCCACGGCCGGGCGATCAGTTTCCCGCCAGTTCCTCGAGGTCCCTGTCGGTAAAGCCGTTATGTTCCTGCGCCGCCGCCCACAACCGGTCCAGGACGGCCCCGTTCTTGCCCGCCAGCGCCGCGAGGTCGTCCGGCGCGAACAGCAATTCACCGTCCGCGCCGATGGCGCACCACCGGACCAGGGCCGCGCGCACGATGCGCGGGCCGGCGCCGGGCTTGTCCGCCGCCATCGCTTCTTTATAGGTCTCGGTATCGAAGGCGTCGCGCTGCTGGCCGGTCAGCGACCGCAGCCGCACCGCGCCGCCCCATTCCGGGACATCGACGACGCGCACCGGCAGATCGTCGGCGGCCAGGATCGCGTCGCGGTCCAGCAGCGCCGGCGGCGCTTTCTTTTTCGTCGTGCTCATGGCGGTCAGGCCGTGGCGCGGGCGAGGTCGCCGCTGCCGGTGAAACTCACGCTGGTGACATGGGCATCGCCGACGCTGCCGGCCAGCGGCGGGTACGAGGTCAGGATCGCGTTGCCGGTGAATTCCGGGTTGGTCGCCGAGACCGCGCCGGTATCGGGCCGGAACACCAGCGCCACCGTGGTCGCCAGCAGCGGGAACAGGGTCGCGTCCACCTTGGCCGCGGCGAAGTCCTGGTTGAACTCGACCTCCATCGACCAGCTTTTCAGCCCACCGAGCATTTCGCGGCTGGTATCGCCCATCGCGGTGATATCGACCGTCTCGCCCTCATGGCTCAGGGTCAGCGACCGCACATGGTCCGACAGGTCGACACCGCCGACCGAGAGGAAAAAATTACTGGCGACCGATTCGGCCATGGAGACCTCCTGTTACTGGATTGCGAGGATTGCGGCGAACTCGAACGACGGCGTGGTGCCGCCGATGGTGATGACCAGGCGCCACCAGTCGTCGGTAATCGGCCCCGCCACCGGCGCCGGCCATTCGAAACCGATGCCGGTCTGCTGGGAAAACGTCATGCGGGTCACGGCCGTGGTGAAACCGGCGTTGTCGTCGGATTCGACCGTGATATCGAGGGTCGGCGCGGTGCCCGAGGCGGCGGTGACATGCAGCGCGCCGAACAGCTTCTGGCCGGCAGCCACGGCGCCGAGCTGGCGGCCGGCGCCGTTGACCGTCGCGGTCTCGGCGCCGTTATGCATCAGCGTGCCGCGCACCAGCCCGTCGCCGGCGCCCGACTGCGCCGCGATCGAGAAGGTGAAGGCCTCGCCGATCGACGCGCCGGGCGAATATTCCGCGTGCAGCGCGCGGAAGGTGAACGCGGTGTCGCCCTCGGCGCCGTCGGTGACCGCCAGCGACATCGGCGCGTCGGCCAGGGTCAGGCGGTCGAACAGCTCGGCGTCGACGCCGCCGGCCGCGTCCCAGAAGCCGGCATGGCTGGCGGAAACCGATTTCAGCCCGCCGGCGAACGCGCGGCTGACATCCCCGAACGCGGTCACGTCGACCGCCTCGGCGGCGTTCTCGATCGCCAGCGCGTTCAGCCGCGTGCTCAGATCGTAGCCGCCTAGCCACAGTTTCTGCGGGCTCAGGAGTTGTTCCGCCATGGCGCCCTATTCCTCGTAATTGATTTCGTAATCGCAGGACAGGTGGTGCAGTTCGGTGTCGTCCTCGTAGAGATCGATCTCGCTGAGGAAGAACGTCGCCTGCACCGCCGGCGGGCCGGCATCGGACCAGCGTTCCAGCGCCAGCCGCAGCTGCTCGCGCACATCGCGCGCCGCAAGATAGGTCTCGGCCCAGGCGTCGAACTGGAACCGCGCCCGCACCAGCCCCGGATCGGCGACCATGGCGCGCAGCCGGTCCCCGGTGACCCGCCGCCAGGATACCGCCGGCAGGGCGACGTCCTGCGGCAGGATCCCGACATAGACCCGGTCGGCGACCAGCGCCGTCAGCCCGGCGAAGCCGTCCAGCCGCGCGAAGATCAGTTCCTCGATCGCCATCAGCGCCGCCGCCGGCGGGCCAGCCCGCTTTTGGCGAACGGCCCGGCCAGCCGCACCGCCGCCTTCTCGAGCCGGCGGCCGAGCGACTTGCCGATGGCGTCCAGCGCCCGGCGTTTCGACTCTTCCCAGGCCGGTCGGAACCACGGCCGGGCCGACTGTTTCGAGGTGCCGAATTCCGAGAAGATGCCCCAGAACGCCCGGCCGATGCCGACCCGGACGGTGACGCTGGCCGACATATCCCGCCGGTCGCGACGGGCAATGATGTTGTCCTTCAGCTTGCCGTAGTTCTTCGCCGTCGCCTTGCGCTTGCGCAGCTTCGCCGGCGCGCCGCTGTCCGGCGCCCGCGCCTTGGCCGCCCGCCGCACCACCTGCGCCCCGGTCATCACCGCGCCGGGCAGGACCTTCTTCGCGATCGCCGGCGGCAGTTTCTTCAGCACCGCGTCCAGTTCTTTCGCGCCGCGGATGGTCGAGCGTTCAAGCGCCATGTCTCACCCCCGGCATCACACGGAATCCCGCTTATCCAGCTTGACCGCCGAAATCTCCAGCCGGTCGCGGCGCCCGCCGAGGATCTGCGGCACGCCGAGGTCCCAGACATCCACGCCGTCGACCAGCCGCATCGCCGCCTTGACCCCGTCCAGCCAGCGGATCTGCCAGACCGTGCGCGCCTCGCCCACCACCTGGTCGACGCCGAAGAACTCGCGGCCGCGGGCATCGCTGCGCCGCGCCCAGACGGTGGCGAATGTGACCCAGTTGTCGACCACCGCCCCGGCGCCATCCCGGGTGTAATTATTGACCTCGATCACCACCCGGCGGTCGAACTCTCCGGCGCGGGCCATCGCCTCAACCGAACCGCAGCACGCGGTAGGGGTCGACCAGCCATTCCGCCGACATCGGCACCTTGGTCGCGGTCGCGCCGACGACGGTCGATTCGCGCCGCTCGAACATATGCGCGATCAGCATCAGCATGCCGTTGCGGATACCCTCGGGCACGTCCTGGGCGGCCACCCCGTATCCGGCGACAAAACGGATGGTGACCGCGTTCAGCTGCTCGCGGGTTTGCGGCCAGACCGTGCCGAACGCCGGCGCGATCCGCCCCGGCTCGCCGACGGTATCGACCTGGTAGGCGGCGGGATCAAGCAGCTGGCTTGCGCCCGCCGTGTCGATATAGTTGATGCTGGTCACCGACTGCAGCGTCGGCATCGGCAGCAGGATTTCGACCGGGTTGACCGGGAAGCAATCGAGCACCAGGTCCCAGGTCTGGGTGATCAGGGCGCGCCGCGCATAGCCCTCGGCCCAGCGCCGCGCCGCCGGGATCAGCACCTCGATCAGCGCGTCCTCGGTCGCGGCGTCGATCCGCATCCAGTCTTTCGCCTCCTGGAGCGTCAGCGGCTCGACCGCCGGCGCGGTGATCAGATTGCGGCCCATCACACAGCCCCCTTGCGCCGGGCCCAGAATTCGTGCTCGAACGCCGCGAAGGTGCCGGCCGTCCCCGCCCAGTTCAGGATATGGCGGCCGTATTTGGCGATCGCGTACTCATACGTCCACACCCCGGTCGCGGTGCTCGTCAGGTCGCCGATCGCCTTGGTCACCAGCACCCCGTCCGGCTCGCGGATCGCCAGGGTGATCGCGGACGGGTCGACCGGGGTGCCGTTGATATCGGTGAAGCTCCCGGTCAGGGTCTTCTTCGCGCCGATGTTATAGGCCGCTGTAGTCATATCCTGCCCCTCACGGTGCGATGGTCCCGGCGGCGCCGGCGCCGGCGATGGTTCCGGCGGCGCCGGCGCCGGCGATGGATCCGGCCACGCTTCCCGGTCCCGGCAGCCCCACGGTCGGGATGACCCCGGTCGCCGCCTGCACCGGCGTCGGCGCCAGTTGCGCGGCGACACCGTCCGGCAGCAGGATGCCGAGGCCCTGCTGGATCAGGCCGGGCATCAGCTGCGCCGCGATGCCGCCCAGTATTTCGGCGCCGGTTGCCGCATGGGCCGGCGTCGGCATAGTCTGCGCGGCGCTACCACTGTGGGTCTGCTGCGTATGCGCCCCGGTGGCCGCCTGAACCGGCGACGGCACGGTCTGCGCCGCGATGCCGATCGATTCATGCGCGCCGGTTGCATCCTGTGCCGGCGTCGGCGCGGCCTGCGCGGCGCTGCCCGTCGCTATGATGGCGTGGGCGCCGGCCGCCGCCTGGCTCGGGATCGGCGCGGTCTGTGCCGCGCTGCCCAGCGATTCATGCGCGCCGGTTGCCGCTTGCGTCGGTGTCGGCGCGGCCTGCGCCGCCGCCGCGCCGATCGTTTCCTCGCCCGTCGCGGACTGCGACGGGACCGGCGCCTGCTGCGCGGCGACGCCGGTATGCGTGGCGCCATGCACGCCGGTGGCGGCCTGACTCGGCGTCGGCAAGGCCTGCACCGCGGCGCCGTCCGGATGCATGAATGCGGTCGCGGCCTGACTCGGCGGCGGCGCGGTTTGTGCGGCGGCGCCGGGGATAGTCTCCGCGCCGGTCGCGGCCTGTGCCGGAACCGGCGCGTCCTGCGCCGCGGCGCCGTCCGGATGTATGAACCCCGTGGCGGCCTGCGCCGGCGGCGAAGCGGTCTGCGCCGCCGCGCCGGGGATGGATTCGGTGCCGGTCGCGGCCTGGCCGGGTGTTGGCGCCGTCTGATCGGCGGCGCCGGTGAATGTTTCCGCGCCGGTCGCCGCCTGACCGGGCGTGGGCATGGTCTGTCCGGCGGTCGCCGTAGGCGCCGCTGTCGTCCAAGGCCCGTCGGCGAAATCGTCGGCCTCGTTGACATCGACCGCGATTGTCTGGTTGCCGTGGTTGGCGGCGCGGGTGGCCGCGATGGCGATGCCGAAGCGGTCGGACGCGCTGCCGGTTCCCCAATCCGCGCCCGTCGCCGTCGCAAGATGCAATCCGGTGCCGGAAAACAACGCCTGCGACTGCGCCCTTGTGTCCAGGGGGGTCGCAAGCGTGGAGTTCAGCCGCAAGAATCGGCCCACGGCGCTGCCGGCGGTTCCGACACCGAAGGTGATGTCGCCACCGACCGCCGAGCAGTCGATCTGATGCCGGTAGTTACTAATGCCGGACGGCCAGGCCGCGTCGTTGGGCTCGCCAGATGGCGTTGCCGCCGCCCATACCAGACTCGATGCGCCACCGGCCAGACTGGCGGATTCCTGGGTCGCGACGGTCGAGGTCGAAAGCGACAGTTCCTGCTCGAATTCCGCCGTCACCGCCCCGATCGAGACCGCCGGGTCGCTGTGGTAATAGGTCTTGGTGAATTTCGGGACGTTGTAGCGCCCGACGCTGCGCTGGTCGATGACCTTGCCGTCGCGCACCATGTCCGGCGGCACGCCGTCGATCCATTCCCGCCAGCCGCGCAAGGATCGTTTGGTCCAATGCCGCTCATAGAGCGCGTCGGGAAGCCACGCGCCGTGGCGGGTCAGATGTTCAGGCGGGGCGACGAATTCGGACCATGGCCGCAGCTCCGCCGGATTCCAGCCGGCCCGTTCGTATTCCCGGCGGATCGCATCCTCGACATAGACGAGGCTGGTTTGCCTGGTGTTGATCGCGCCGCCGAACAGCGGATCGGGGGCCAGCGGCGCGAAAGTCCGCACCCGCGCCGAGCGCCAGCCGGGCGGATAATCCTCCGGGTCGTCGTTCCACACCGTCGCGCGGATCAGGCCGCCCGGCAGCGCCTCGACAGCGTAATGGTCGCCGTCGAAGGAGACGCCTTGAATGTTAAGCCCGCAAACCAGGCCGGGCTGCGCGTTGATTTCGGATGGGCCGAGCGGGACCGGCCGCTTGGGAGAATTGGCCCAGTCCGCCGCATCGAATTCGGCCCAGTCCGCCGGGCGGTCAAGCGACCATTGGACGAGCGTCCGCACTTAATATTCGCCCTCGCTTGGCACCGGATCGAAGCGCAGGCCGGTGACCGCCGCCGCCGCCCGGCTCGTCAGGTCGTCATAGGGCCCGCCGAAAGCCCGCGACAGCATGTGGACCCGGACATTGACGAAAACCGACGCGGCGACGCCGGACCAGTCCTGCTTTATCTCCTGATCGAAAGTATCCTCGTAAAACTGTGTCGTCTTGCGCGACGACGGCGACAGGAAGATTTCCCGCACGATCAGCGCGTTTTCCTCGCGCTTCAAGGCGATCTCGTCGGCGCCGTTGAACACCACCGCATTCGGGTAATCGCCGGGCGACTGGACGTGGAAAATCGCGACGGACACATAGCGCCGGTCGCGCCGGTTCAGCTTGTCGATTTCGTCCCAGGTCACCATCCGGTAGGTGCCGTTGGCATAGAACGCCGCCACCGCGTTGGTGTCCAGCGCCGCCGCCGCCGGGTTGACGAAGGCGGCGGCCATTGGCAGGGTGACGAAGGCGATGGCGGCCAGCGCCGCCGGGATGAACGCGCGCATTTCTGTACCTCCTGTGATCGGGTTATTAGCCGCGCGTCAGGTCGCGGTAGCGCCCTGATCCAGTGTCATCGTATAGGCGCTGATGGTCACCGTGGCGCCGGCCACGAAGGACACCGTGTTCCAGTTGAAATCGAAGGTGCCGACGCCGGCGCTGCCGTCGATCAGATCGTCGATCGGCGTGATCCCGTCATTGGTGCTGCTGACCCGGTTGTATCCGACCGTGACCGTGGCGTCGGCGCTGGTATCGTCGGAAATCGCGGCGGCCGACGCCTGCACGGTGCCGTCGGCCTGGTCGGCGGCGGCGCCGAACGCCGTCGCGGACATCGCATTGCTGGCCGCCAGGGTGCCGGTGGTGGCCGCGTCCGGATCGGCCGGCTGGGCGCCGCTGCGCGACTGGATTGTGGCGTTGCTGGTGCCGGCGTCGAGCCCGTCCACCAGCGCATCCAGCGCCAGGATCGCCATCCCGGCGGACATATTGAACACCAGCGCGCCGACCGACAGGCCCGGCGTGCCCGGCGGCAGCGGATCGGCGACGCCGCCGCCCGGCAGGGCGCGTTCGTGGCCCTCGCCGGCATAGATCGGCCATTGATGTTTCACGGCCTTGAGCATGGTTTCCCGGCGCTGCAGCACCGGCTTGCCATCGGCGCCGGGCGCCCATTTCGGGATGCCGTGCCGGCGCCGGAACCGGATGCTGTCCGGCGATTCGACTTCGATGCTGTGGCGCCCGATCAGGCGCGAATCGATCTGGGTCTTGCCGATATGGCCGGTGATATGGTCGCCATCCGGCGTGATCGCCAGATGTTCGTCCAGCAGCCGGGCGAAGGTTTCGTCGCTGCGCGGGTCGTCGGCGCTCAGCTTGTCGACCATGGCCTTGAAGTCGGCGGCCGGCGCGCGCCCCAGGGCGTCGGCGGTCGCCTTCGCCAGGTAGTCGAATTCATCCCTGAACCAGAAATCGTAGAACTGGCCGCGCACGAAGGCGCGGTCGCGCTTGCCGGCGTCGAGCATCCACAGCCCGGCATGGTATTGCGCGGCGCCGTCCAGCGTCGCGGTGTCGAGTTTGCGTGGCATGGTCATGCCCTCCTGGATAGCGGCGCGGCGCGGGACCGCGGGTTGGACCGGCGAACGGCGTTCGCCGGATCAGGTCCCCAGATCGCCCTGGGCGGCGGGGTCGACGGCGGCGGGTTCCTCGGGGTTGGCGGCGCACCAGGCGGTAAAGCCGGCGTCGCGCTCGGTGGCCGTGATGTTGTAGCCGAGCGCCTTCTCCAGCGACGCGACATTCGGATCGCCCGCGGCGGTGAAGTCGGCATCCTCGTCGAGGGTGTCGATGGCGCCGGCGATATCGGCGATCAGCTCGTCACCCGACGGTTTGACCGGGGCCAGGCTGGGCGACGCTTCGGGCTTGCCGCGGCGGCCGCCGGCGACGACCTCGGTGGCGACATGGCGGGTCAGCCAGTGCCGGGCCGAGGCCTCGGTAAACTCCACCACCTGCCCAACCTTGTAGTTTTCGATGACGGCGCCGTTATGGTCCCTGACCTGGCGCGGCTCGATGAACTTGATCTTGATCTTGCTCATAATTTGGATTCCTCGCGATGTGCGGCCCGGCGCCGGGCGCCGGGCCGGTGTTCAGCTGACGGTATTGCCGCGCCGGCGGATCAGTTGACGATCTCGGCGACGCTGGCGAGATCGTTCTTGCTGGCCGGGCCATAACGCGGGCCGAGGCCGAGCACCATGCCGGCGGCATCTCCGCCCGTGCCGCCGGTTGCCGTCACGGACAGCCGCGCGAAGGAAAAACCGCCGTTGACGTCCAACTCCTCGGACCGGCAGTTGATCAGCGCCTGCTTGTTGGAATCGCCGCCGGCTTGGGTCAGTTGGGTGATTGCCTTACCCGCGATATCCTTGGCCCCGGTGCCGGTCGAGTCCTGCGCCTGCTCCAGCTTGGCGTCCAGTGTCGAGGCGGCAGTCAGATCGCCGGCCGCGACGGCCGCCAATATCTGGTCGAACAGGCCCATATCGACCCAGGCCGACGTGACTGTCCCGGCGGCGTAAGCGTCGGGATCGACGACGGCGACAATGGCAGCCGCTTCGCTGCCGAGCACATTCTGCATACTCATGATCTTGAATCCTCTCGTAAAAGCGACGGGGCCACGCCGGCCCCGCCGTCAGGGTGGTGTCAGGACGGACGGCTCAGGCGCGCTCGGCCAGGGTGACGAAGGACGACAGCGTGTTGCCGCCCTTGAAGCGGGCGACCGGCGCCGACAACCAGGGCTGGCCGCCCAGCCGCAGGATGAAGCGGAACGCCATGATGTCGTAATCAAACCACAGATGCAGCGAGGTTTCGGCGCGGATGCCGCCGACCTTCTGGAGCGCCAGATACTGGCCCATGGAGGCGAAGATGATGTCGCCGACGTCGCCCAGCGTCGAGCAGGCCTCGGTCGGGATCACCGGCCGGCCCAGGATGGTGCCGAACGGGGCCTGGCTCATGCCGCCGGGCGGCATGAACATCGGCGAGGAATCGCCGGGATGGTTCAGGCTGTTGAGCTGCGGCTCGATATCCTGGTTGATCAGCCACACAGCCGACGACCGCCACCGCGCGTACATCCGGGAATACATCTTGTTGATATTCTCGAACACCACGGTATCGGCCACCTGGCTGCCTTCCTTGGCGACCGTGACCAGGGCCGGGGCGTTCAGGATACCGAGCGGCTGTCCGGCGCCCGAGCCGCTGATCAGGGCATCGGTGACCTTGAAGTCCATCTTCTCCGGCGCCTTGCGGCGCAGGTAGGAATCCAGCGCCGGGGCGTCGTCGAGCAGTTCCGAGGTCACCCCCACCAGCGCCGTCAGCTTGTTCAACCGCACGCTCATCGGCTCGAGTGCCGGTTTCGACTGGGCCATCTGCGCCGCTTCGCTTTCCCAGAACGCCTGGATTCCGCCGGACGACTGCCACGGCGTGGTCTCGTCCTTGGGCGCGGTCCAGGTATTCGAGCCGGATTGCAGCAGGTCGGTGCGCGCGACCAGGCTTTCCTCGCCGAAGACCAGCTGGGTGATTGCCATGCGGAACTCCGGCGGCACCGCGAAGCCGCCATCCTCGCCGACACCCTCGGTGCCGAAGGTGGTCGGCGCGTTCTGGATCAGCCGCGGGTCGACGGAACCGCCGTTACGGCTGGCGGCGCGAACCGCGGCCGCGAAGCTGCCCATGCTGGGCCAGCCCCACCGGCCTTCCTCGCGGCGGTTGACCGGCTGCGGGGCCACCCGCGTGCGGGCAACGGGCTGGGTGACGTCGGCGTCCGGCGAAGGCGCGGGCTCGCTCTGCCGGCCCATCGATTTGGTCAGCCGCGCGGTGCGCGCCGCGATACCCTCCCGGCGGTCGAGATCGGCCTCGGCGGCGTCGAACTCGGCGAAGATGCGCTTGACATCGGCCTTCTCGTCGTCGGTCAGGTCGCGGTTCTCCGCCAGCGCCTTCGCCTGGATCGCCTCGGCGTCCTCGTTGAGGTCGAGCAGGCGGGCCTGCAGATCCTCAATCGTCTTCGCCGTCTCGTTGCGGATGGCGAACGCCGCCGGGCCGAGCATCGCGAGATAGCCCTGCAGCGCCACCATCGAAGTTGCGGTTTGCATACGCATGTCGTGGTCTCCTGTTGTGAAAAAGCCGCCCGGTCAGGCGGCGTCATCCGGCGCTGCCGCCGGCTCGATGTTGCGGCGCCTCAATCGCGCCTTCATCTGCGCGAAACGCGGATCGCGCAGCACCACCCCGGCGGCACCGCCGGCCGGGTCGTCGGTCGAATCGCTGGCCTCGGCCGCCGGGATTGCCTCGATCAGATCCGGCGGCGCGTGTTTGAAGCCGGACAGATCCATGCCGCGCAGCTTGGCGGCGATCTGCACCTCGTTGCCGATCGAATCGGCGAAGCCCATATCCACCGCTTCCTCGGCGCCGAACCAGGTCTCCTCGGCCATCATCGCCTCGATCCTGTCCGCGTCACCGCCGGTGCGGGCAACATAGGTGGTCAGCAGCGTGTCGCGCACCCGGTCCAGCATGTCGGCGGTCTTGCGCAGTTCCGGCGCCGAGCCGAAGGCCAGGGTCCACGGGTCATGGATCATCATCATGCCGTTGGCGGCGATCACGATCTCGTCGCCGGCCATGGCGATGACGCTGGCGATCGAAGCGGCGAGCGCGTCGATATGCACCACCTTGCGCGCCTTGTGCCGGTCGAGCTGGTTGAAGATGGCGACGCCGTCGAATACCGAGCCGCCCGGCGAGTTGATGAAGATGTTCAGCGTCGAGACCGCGCCGAGCGCCTTCAGGTCATCCTTGAACTGCTTGCCGGTGGTGCCCTCCCACGGATCGCCGATGACGTCGTAGATGAAGATTTCGGCGCTTTTGCCGTCGGCGGCGGCATCGATCGAATAGCCGGCCGCCTTGCCGGGCTTCGACTTGCCGAACAGCACCGGCGCCGGGCGCGGCATATTGAGAATCGGGGATTTGCGGGTCATGGTTTGTCCTCGGTTATTCGACCAGGCGCAGCGCCCGGGCGGCGGCTTCCTCGTCGGGGCCGGCCGGTTCTTCGTCCTCGTTGCCGTCGTCGGGCGGCGGCGGCGCCGGCGGCGGGTCCTCGCCGAGTTTTTCCAGCGTCGTCATGTTCAGCGGCACGGTGAACTTGTCGCCGTCCGGGATGCCGTCGAGACCGCGGCGGCGGCGCACCTCGTTGCGGTTCATGATCCCGGCGTTGACCAGCATCGCGTCCGATTCGGCCTTGGTCCTGGCATCGCCCTCGGCCAGCCATTCGAGGTCGAGACGGGTGCGCATGCCGCGCTTGTTGACCGGGCGCAGCTTGCGGTCGGCCTCCTGGCGCAACCGTTCGGCCCAGGGTGTCAGGCCGTCGCGGACGAACTCGATGCCCTGGTGTTCGATGTTGTTGTTGGTCGAGCGCAGCAGATGCGCGATCTTGTGCGGCGGCACGCCGAAGAACCGGCACACCTCCTCGATCAGCAACTGCCGGGTCTCGACGAACTGCGCCTTCTCCGGCTCGATCGCCTGCTGTTTCCATTTCAGGCCGCCGCCCAGCACCAGAGTCTTGTGCGCCATCGCCGGGCCCTTGTGCTGCGCGTCCAGGCCTTCCTGCAATTCCTTTTTCTGCTCCGGCGTGATGTTCTGGTCGCTTTCCAGTACCGCGCCCATCTGCGCGCCGTTGCCGAAGAACGCAGCGCCGAACCGCTCGGTCGCGACCGAATGGGCGAACGCCGCCTGGGCGATCTGCGACATCTCGAAACCGATCAGCCCGTCGAGACCGGGGCCGTGGATACGGAACATGTCGCGGCCGGCGATGACACTCTCGGCGCTGGTCTCGTTGTGGACCCGGTAGACCAGATCGCCGGCGGCGTCACGGTCGGCGCGCACCCGGTCGGGATGCAGCGGCCACAGATTGAGCGGCCGGCCGACCGGGTCGCGCTCGATCTCGGCATAGCCGCCATGCCAGCCGAGCGCCGCGATCAGCAACGCCTCGCGAAACTCGAATGCGGTCATCTCCGGGTTCGGCGATATGTTGAGCAGGGCGAACAGCTTGCTGTCGCGGGCCGGCACCCGGGCGCCGTCGGCGGCTTGCTCGAATACGTCCCACACCGACGATGCCAGCGCCTTGGAGATCACCGACATGCAGGCGAACACGGCGGAAATCTGCAGCGCCGACTCCGCCGTCACCCTGACGCCGGCGAATTGCGGCACCCAGATATAGCGGGTTGCGCCCGGCACCCGCTCGGGCGGCGCGCGGCGCAGGTTCCACAGCCGGTCGACGACACCCTGCGCCGTGCTGATCAGGCGGTTGGCCATGAAACGGTATCCTTCAAATCACGAACAGCTGCGGCACAGGCGACGGCTCGCTGACCACCACCGTGCGCGCCGAGGCCATGATCGCGGCGACCGGGCCGTCGATCTTGGCCTCGGGCTGTTCCTTGCGCGGATAGACGTTGTCCTTGTGGTCGGTGACCGCGACGACATTGCCCATCATCCAGCGCATCACCGGGTTGCCGTCATGGGTCAGCCGCCCGTCGGCGATCAGCGCGTCGAGCTGCTTCATCGCCGGCGAGAATGTCAGCACCAGCGGCCGCATCTCGACGCAGGGAATGCCGTCGGCCATCATGTTGTTGATCATGTGCTGCGCCTGGTGCGGGTCGAACGCTACTTCCTTCAGCACATGCAGCCGCGCGTAATCGTCGGCGATGCGGTCGCGGATCGCGTCGTAATCGACCACGTTGCCCGGCGTGACCCGCAGCCAGCCTTCCTCGACCCAGCCCTTGTAGGCCGCGTTCACCCCGCTGTCGATTGCCGCCTGCGGCAGCCAGAAATCGCAGAACAGCGTCACCGTGCCGTCGCGCTCGAACCAGCGGATCGCGGCGTTGATGTCGCGCTTGCTGGCGAGGTCGAGGCCGACGATGCATTCCGCGTCGGCGAAATCCGTGTCGCGCAGTTCAGGCCGGGCGCCGCGGTCCCACTCGTCGAGGTCGAAATAGGCCGACGCCGCGCTGATCCACTGGTTCAGCCGCTTCATGCGGAAGTCGGCGCGGCTTTTCGGATTCTGCTTCGCCTTATGCGCCTGCGCGGTCATGTCGGCCGGCAGCACGCTGACGCCGTAATTCGGGTTGGCCTTGCGCCAGGTCGCCTCGGCGTAGATGTCGTCGCCCTCGTCGATCGAATAGATCACCCCGAACAGCGTTTCGTCGTCCTGCACCCGGGTCAGCACCTTGACCAGGTAGCCGCGCTGCTCGTAGCAGATGCCGCTCGAGTCCGACCCGGCCGTGGTGATGTTCCACATCATCGGCTGTTCGCGCGACCCCATCGCGGTCTCCAGCACCGCGTACAGATCCCGGCCCTTCCAGGCGTGCAGTTCGTCGTTCAGGCTGAAATGCAGGTTCGCCCCGTCCTGGGTCGAGCCGCGGCTGTCGATCGCCTTGAAGGTCGCGTCGGTCTCCAGGCACAGGATCGAATGGGCGCGCGCCTGGACCCCGAACTCGGTGCGGAAATCGGCGGTCTTCCTGACCATCGACTGGGCGATACCGAAGACGATCGAGGCCTGGTCCTTCTTGGTCGCCGCCGCCACGATCTCGGCGCCGGGCTCGCCGTCGGCGGTCAGCATGTACAGCGCGATCGGCGCCGACAACGTGGTCTTGGCGTTCTTGCGCGGCACCTCGATATAGACCGCGCGGAACCGCCGGTGACCGGTGTCGCGGTGCAGCCAGCCGAACGCCGTCGTGCCGATGAAGCATTGCCAGTCCTCGATCCGGATCAGGCGGTCGATCGCGTTGCGCGACCGCGCCCAGGCCCCCTTGACATGCGGGAACATCTCGATCCAGGCGCAGATACGGTTGCCGCTCGCGCGGTCGAACACATAGGGGAAATCCGCGTCGCCGGCGGCGCTGCGCTCGAGGTCGTCGAGCTGGCGCCGGCAGGCCCCGATCGTCAGCTTGCAGGCCGGGATCAGCCCCGCTGCCACCCCCTTGCAGTAGTCGGTTGCCCGGTCGACATAGTCCCTGGCCATGTCACTGTCGGCGCAGGGTCCCGAAACCCGTGCCCCCGGTCTCCGGCCCGTTGGTGCCGGTCGGGCGCGGCTGATCGAACATGTCCAGCTGCACCCCGTCGAGCCGGACATGAGCGACCGGGTTCAGGCCGAGGTCGCCGGCCAGCGACTGCATGATCGCATGCGCCCGGTTGGCCACCACCTGGTGCATCGACAGCATCGGCACTTTCTTCGACGACAGCGTGACCGGGCCGTCCTTGCCCATGGCCTTGAGCGCCGCGACATACTGGCCGAAGGCGACGCAGTAGCGCCCGAGCTCGCATTCGAACAGCGAGATGTACAGCTTGCGCCGCCGCAGTTCCGGCTGCAACTCGCCCCACAGCTTGCGCGCCACCGGATCCTCGATCCACGCCGGCGCCGGATCGGCCGGCGGCGGCGCCGGCGGTTTGCCGCTGCCGCCGCCGACGATATGCAGGCCGCCCGCCGCCAGGTCCCTGACCTTCGGGCTGGCCGGTTTGCGTCCCTTGCTGGCCATATCGAAAGTTCCTCTCGCTCGACCACCTCTGCACCAAACCCGCGCCGCCACATCGCGCCGCCGATACCCCCCCTCCCCAATTC